GTAATAATCAATGACTTCTTGTGCAGCTTCATTTTCTTCCCCCTCAATTGTTGCGGTTCTAGTGGGCGTATTGGTATAAATTTGAGTTAATTTTAAAGCAATCCTTTTCATTATATTAATTGGAGGAATACGCTGGACAGCAGATTTAAAAGCAGCATCAGATAGTATTTGAACCCTCAATGCCTTTTCTAATTTAGAAAATATATCACCTTCCAATACTTCAAAAAACTCTTTAGATGTTTCTAAATATTCACCTTTCTCTTCAATGTATTTTAAAATTTCTGGGATGTGCTGTCTTAATTCCATTTAATATATCCTTGATGAAGCTTTTTTTCTTGTAATTAGTGGGTCAAATTTCCAAGCGACGTAACCAGTAGCAACACTAACATGAGCAACCTTACCCTCATCATCTCTTGAACTAAGTGTCTCAAGTTCTTTTATTAATGTCCGGCAACTTGGATCAATAGTTATTCTATTCTTTTTAAATAAAATATTCAAGGTGTTTTGACGATCACGAATAAGTGGGTTTCTTGTATCAACTACATTTAGCCCATAACTTTTCAATATTTCAATGTCAGATAATCCAGACGATGACTTTGTTGACCTCGACTTAGCTGTGCTATCAGGAATTACTCTTTTATTATAATCTTTTAAATCACTAACTATTTGAGAAGCAGCGTTATCAGTGTTGGCACCATAATGATCAAGTATCTTTTCTTGTTTTATGTAATAATGCCCATCTCTTCTTTGGACATATACTCCACACATATTGTCAATATTAAAATCTTGGCCAACATCAACAATATGATTTTCATCAAATTCAACTTTACCAATATGAGAACCCCTGTCAAACGCCCAGTAGATCGCACCAGCTTGGAGATTAACGAATTGACCATTAAGCTCTTGTTGGGCCAATGGGTTGTCAATGCCCCCGTAATCCTCTAACAAATCTTCGTAATAACCATCAGGTAGAAAAATATTCTCTTTAGTCTTTGCTCTTATTAGATGGATTCTATCATTTGCATTATCTCCATCCATGTTTTCAAATTTATCATAGCCCCAATTAAAGCCATTGGGTGAGCTTGTATGGCGAATTAATAGGGGTCCATTCTTATCTCGGAGTCGACCACGAACGACTTTAAAGGCCTCTTCTTTTGAACAGAACATGCTTTCATCTGCCCATACCCATCCCGATTCAATACCCCTTATGTTGTCATATTTTTCTAATGAGTAGAGATAGATTTTAGTTCTACCATTTATTAATATGTGTTTTTTAGCTCCTGATAAAACAGGTTTATATGGAATAGATAATGAGTCTAGTGTTTCTGTAAATGATTCGACCGTTGCGTTCATTAATTGAGAATAAGTATTGGCGACAATAAGACCTTTTGATTTTGGATATTGAGAACACATACCAATAGCAAAGTGAGATCCTGTCCAGGTTTTACCTGAGTTATGATGTATCGATCCATTAGCAACATAATTATTAGTAATAGGAACATGTAAATCCCAATATTCACCCTTGCCGAAAGGTTTAATACTTAGTAGTTTATTAGTGGTGATAGGAGGGGAACGTAATGAGATATGATATTGATTTAATAATTGAATTGTCTGATGGCAAGCGTCGATCAAGAGAGATCGCTGAGATTGTTGATTGTCCGATGAAGTATGTTCAGAAGATGTGGATAAAACTAAATCTACCACGACCGAAAGTTGGCGGATTAAAAGGGAAAGAAAGTCCTCAATATAAACATGGTCGTCTTTATGATCGTGATGGTTACGTTTTAGTTCTAGCACCAGAAGGTCATCCGAACGCTCGATTGCTTCCTGGGAGAAGTGTTGGAAGAATATTAGAACATCGGTTAGTGATGGAACAAATGCTTGGCCGTTACCTCGATAAGAAAGAGGTTGTTCATCACTTAAATGCTTGCAAAATTGATAATCGACCAGAAAACTTAGCCCTTGAATCAAGCAACGCTGAACATCTAAAAAAGGAGTTATCGGGTCGAGTGCCAAACTGGTCGGGTATAGGTTATAAGAACATGTGCCTCCCACATGATCAGCGAAAACATCTCTCAAGAGTCGATACTTATAATCAGAGCAAAAAACGAGGTGATGTTCGTAAGCAACAAATTCTCCTTGCTCAGAAAATACTTGGTAAAGATCACCCTCTCCTTTTAGGAACGGAGCGCTACCTTGATGATAAGAAAAGTTAAGGCCATCAAAAGAAAGATATTTAGTAGGTTTTTTTATTTCGCTTGGATGTAGTTTACCGTCGATTGTATCAATTAATGCGGAGTCATGAATGCATCCAATCCCACCCAGTAGTAATGCTTCTTTTGATTTTGAGGTCAGAAATTCGTGCTGATATCCAAGTAAATCAACATCTAACATTAGTCCTTCTTGATAACGTTATAATTTATTGAGATGCCTTTGTCGTCTGCTGAGAATTCGTTTTTATCTGCTTGTTTTAAGTATTGCTTACCTAGCCAGATTGCCATTGTTGGTATTGTTTCTGCCATTTTCCATTGGTTTCTTCTTAGGCTTGCGAGGCCACCAGTCCTTTTTAGCTTAAAAAAGTCCGAAAAACTCATGTCATGCGTTAATTTGCAATGCTTATCAATGGTGTCTACACAATGACCAAGGACTGACGCAATCTCATCTTGAGTGCACTGTATTTTGCAAAGATTCTCAATAAGTGACCAATCAATATTTGCTTCCGGACGTCCGCCTGCCATAATTCACTACCCTTGATTATGTTGTTGGTTAGATTGTAGCACAGTATTATGGAGCGCACCAGTCGGAGTTGAACCGCTTTCTGTTACCTGGGAGGTAACCGCATTATCCTCATGCTCGATGCGCTTAATGCCTTTATACATTTTAATATTTTCTGGTATTTTGTCAAATGGGATATGCTTATGTTTTGATTCGAGTTCCTTGTCGAAATAATAGATGTACTTCAACTGATAGCCCTGCAAGGGAATTGCGTTCTCTAACACTTTCTTTTTGATTCCCCTAGGTGCTTTTTTCACAAGACATTTATTTGCAAGTGATTTATTAGCTATCACGTCTCCTGGTACATTCATAAATTTCCGAAGATAATCTCGCATTTCATTGGATATTCTAAAAAGACTATTATTTTTTTTATACGAAAATAACTTAAAATTAGAAGCACGATAAATAGTGCCGTCCCCGCATTGAGTAGCATCGGCAAAGGACACGACACACTTGATAAAAGGATATTGTTTTTTTATCATTCGAAGGCATATGCCTAGTACTCTTGATTCAGAGTTTTTGCCAGCTATATCATGAATTGCAAGCCTGTTTAACTCAATTGATTCGTTCATTTTAATTCCAAGTGACATTGCCATTCGACGTTTATCAATAGATCCACCAAATTGTAGCGCCCCTATTAAAATATCATTACGGAAAATACCAAAACATAACTGAGTTGTCCTTGAAACATTGCCTGAATAATGAATTTTCCTGATAACATTATCTGCATCAGTTCGGCTAATTACTTTTACCTGTAAATCTTTAACTATTGACATATAATTTCATTATCTCGGCTAATGCATTGCCGTTTTTATTTTCATTAATTTCATCATGGCATTCTGATTGTGTTTTTATTTTAGAAATAGCTTCGTCGACAATGTCTTTCTGCTCAGTAGACAATGTGAATGTCATTTGCTGTACCATTGGGTCGCTACCATCTCCAAGATTGGGCATGTCAACCTCACTCGTTTGCGGTAACTCAAAATCAATTAAGCCAAATTCCTCCATGTCAATTGAGGCAATGTCTAAATCAAGTTCTTTTAAATTATCCAACATTTTAGATTCATCAAGTTGAGCGTGTCTTGCAATTTCGTTCGAGGCCAAACGATGTCTAGTTTCTTCAGCTTCATTTTCAAAATCCTGATAGACTACTGGTAACTGTTCCATGCCGATGTCTTTAGCGGATTGATACCGACCATTCCCAGCGATTATGTAGCCAGATCTATTTGAGACAATTAGGGGTTCACGAAAACCATTTGCCTTAATGATTTTACCAAGAACCTCTAATTGCTTATCGCTATGGATATTTTCATTCTTTGGGTCAGGAGTTAATTTTTCAATTGGAACTATTTTAATTTCTTTTGATTTAATTTCGATGGATCACCTCTCTAAGGTTAACCATCAGTATTGAAAATTACATGCATTAAGTCAAATAAGAGGCCCTAGGGAGAGAAGAAAGCTATACTCTCCAGCGGGCCTTGAACTAATATGGTCATCCATGACGATTAGAACTAATATAGGATATGAGGGATTTAAGAGGGGGTCAATAGGTAGTTAAATGGTCAGTTAATCTCTTCTAATACAAATTCTAATTCAGTAATTACATTATCGTTGTCGTCAAATTGTCTCTCGAATTCTTCTTGATCAATTACATCATGTCTAAAATCTGCTGCTGCATGAGAGATAATTAATCTATGTAATTTAATTCTTTCCATGATGTATTTGAGAGATAATTAATCTATGTAATTTAATTCTTTCCATGATGTATTCTCTTAGGTCGTTTACTTCTGATTTTTTCATTTTTATTCCCCTTTGATTTCCTTAATTAAATAATCCATCGCTCTCTGTGAGCTACCAAATTGTTTTATAATTAGTTTCAACTCACTAGGATAAACTCTTATACATATTTGTTTTTTTGCTTCTTCTTTTTTAGGTCGGCCTTTATTACTCATTGATTTTTACATCCACTGTACAAATAGTGTCGTATTTGCTGCCACCATGGGGAACCATTAGAACTTCTTTGATTTCAAACCCTCTTGATTTGCATATCCCCATAGAGCTCCAACCGAATGACATGACAATTCCACCTTTTTTCATTATCCTAGATATTTCATCTTTTTTCTTTGAATAGAAGGAACCTTGCGTGTCGCTCTGATGAACTTTCAGCCCAATACCATTGTAGCATTCTTTTATTTGTCTAAATGAATATGGAGGATCAAAAAAGAGAAAATCAACAGAGCTTGATTCAATTGTTTTAAGGAATTCAAGTGCCTCCATGTTTTCCGTTGCTGTTATGTTTGGGTTAAGGTCATTTGTTGCGGAACATATGTTTTTAAAAATACTATTCCTAACAAATGGATCAATAATATTGTGATTAAGCAAATTATCCCCCATGTTTTTTAAATATTTTTCAATTAGCAATTTAATTGGTTTTATTTTAAATGTTTCACTATTTGGCATTGCCCATACTCTATTAATTTCCATTTGTTACTCCCATATTTCAAACCCATCACATAAATCGAATAGTTGTTGTCTGGCCTCTACGAAGGCATCTTGTTTTTCATCTGATAATTCTGTATATTTTAATTTATTTCTTAGGTACGAGTCATAATCCTGGAGAGACGCAAGATACTTTCCACCATTCATTGCGGTTAGGGCTTCTTCTTTTGAATCATATGTTATATTTATTTGCATTTATACTCCTAGTCTTTTTCGGTATCATCACATTGATCAATTGTGTGCATCATCAGGCCTAATGGGTGTTCAGAATTTATATATGAAAAATCTCTTATCTCTTGATATTCAGGCCCACGTTGAATCACAATGTATATATCAGTGTCACCATCAAGTTCATTAAATAATTCTTTTAATATTTTAACTTTCATTATGTGCCTCTTGTTGCCCGACACAATTAGGGTAATCTTTTTCAAAGCTTTTCATATTATGCTCCAATTTTCAATAGTTGGGATGATGCCCAGTGTTTATTTAATTCCTGTAAGTATTGATGGCGGCAATATCTGCTCTTGTCTAGTGTTTCTCCATAAATGAAGACAATGGGAATGATTGTTGACATACTCACTTTTTGGAGGATGTAATTGAATTACCGTCTCGTCATCTCTCCAGAATAAATCTTTAATGAAATTCATTTCTTTCCATGATGGTGTTCTGTTGCCATAAGACACGCTTACATGCTGCCATTCACTATCATCAGGAGCGGCAACAACTTGCATTGGTTGCTTGCCAGGGATCATCTTAATAAAGAATTTTCCAAACTTGCTACCCTTCATGGATGAATACAATCCAGTTGTGTGTCTGTATTTCTCCAGCTCTTCTATCCGCTCAAACATATTATGCTCCTATTTTCAATAGTTGGGATGATGCCCAGATT